AAACCCGCCCATGGCTAAGGGTCTCGCCCGCACCTTCGGCCAGGATCTGATGCGGGGCGAGCATGAGGTCGGCGCGCCTTCGAATGGCGGCGTGCTGATGCCGTCGCATACCTCGGGCGATCCGGGTTTCTATGCGAAGAAGCGGGCGCGCGAGGCCGAGATCGGCCGCGAATTGACGACAGAGGAATTCCTCGCGGAACACTACGAGGCGTCCGATGCGCCGACCGCCTCCGGCACGTCGATCTTCGATCCGGTCTTGTGCGAAATCGCCTATCGCTGGTTCTGCCCGCAAGGCGGAACCGTGCTCGATCCCTTCGCAGGCGGCTCGGTGCGCGGCATCGTCGCCTCGCGCCTGGGGCGTCGCTACGTCGGGATCGAACTTCGGCCCGAACAGGTCGAGGCGAACCGCGCGCAGGTCGCCATCGCCGCCGAACCGTTGCCGGATTGGCGCGTGGGCGACGCACGCGATCTTCGCGCTATTGCCGCGGATGTCGCGGCGGACCTGATCTTCTCCTGCCCGCCCTATTGGAACCTCGAACGCTATTCCGACGATCCCGCCGATCTTTCGACGCTGGACGAGGCCGCGTTCTTTGAGGCGCAGGCCGCGATCATTACCGCTGCCGTTGCCCGGTTGAAGGATGATCGCTTCGTGGTCTGGGTTGTCGGCGATGTTCGCGACGACCGCGGTCTCTACGTCAACCTGCCAGGCCGAACGGTCGAAGCCTTCGAGGCGGCTGGCGCGCGCTTCTACAACGAGGCAATCCTCGTGACCGCCGTCGGGTCGCTGCCGATCCGCACTGGTCGCCAGTTCACCGCCACGCGCAAACTCGGCCGCACCCATCAAAGCGTTCTGGTCTTCGTCAAAGGCGATCCCCGGCGCGCAACGGAAGCCTGCGGCGAAGTCGAATTCGGCGAGATCGAGGAGGCGCTGCCATGACCGCGCCCATCGTTCGTGAGCATGGCGGTGTCTGGGTCGTCCGCGATGATCTCTTTCCGGGCGGCACGAAAGCGCGGTTCATGCCGGTGCTGTTCGAAGGCGTCGACGAAGCCGTCTACGCCAGCCCGGCCGAAGGCGGCGCGCAAACCGCGCTCGCAACCGTCGCAAAGGATCTCGGCAAGCGCGCGACGGTCTTCGTCGCGGCGCGGGCGAAGCTCCATCCGCGAACGCTGGAAGCGGCAAGGCTCGGCGCGAAGGTGGTGCCGGTTCGGCCCGGCTATCTCTCGGTCGTGCAAGCTCGCGCGAAGGACTATGCGAAAACCAGTGGCGCGCGGCTTGTGCCCTTCGGCGTCGATTTGCCCGAAGCCATCACGCGCCTTGCAAACGCCGCGCTCGCGACCGGGCTTGATCCCGATGAAGTCTGGTGTGCGGCTGGCTCCGGCGTGCTTGCCCGGGCGCTGGCGCAGGCGTGGCCGCGTGCCCGCCGCCATGTCGTTCAGGTCGGACGAGAACTTCACCCGAAGGACGTGGCGAACGCCACGATCCATGTCTGCCCGCGCCCGTTCTCGGATGTCGCAAGGGCGCTGCCGCCCTTCCCCTCCGATCCGCACTATGACGCAAAGGCGTGGGAGACGATGACGGCCCGGAAGGGTCCGGGCCGCATTGTGTTCTGGAACGTCGCTGGGCCTGCTCGGCCCTGATCATGCCGCGCTGCGGCGCGCCTCAATAGCGATGATCGCCAGATCGCGATAGCGTGCCATCGCCTTTGGGCTCGCCGAAACCGGATTGATCTCGATGGCCTTTAGGCCTTCGATATCGCCCGCCTCGGCGAGCGCCACCAGCTTGGCGAGCTTTGCCCGAAACCGCGCATGTGTCGGTTTTGAGAAGTCTGGCGCTATCGGAAGAGCGCCCGCTTGCGCCTGCTCGATGATCGCCTTGCGCTTGCCGGTCTTCGGCCCGCTCGGCCAGGACGCGGCATTCGTCTGTGCAATCGGATGTTCGGCGAGCGCCGGATCGGTGATGCTTACTGCGGGCTCGCCCTTGGCGATGGCCCGCCAGCCGAACCGGCCATCGGGCGTCTTGAACACTTCGAACTCGCCGGGCTTCAACCCGGCGCGCTGCGCACCGCGCTGGGCGTTGAACTTCTTGTCGTAGGTCGTGGCTTCCGTGGTCATGGTCCTGCTCCTTTGTTTGGGGTTCAGTTCGAGGTGACGAGCGCCGACCGGCCTTCGGCGGTGACGCCGTAGATCAGCGGCAGGCGCTTGCCGAACGGGGTCGGGTTCTCGGCGACGAGGCGCATCGCCTCGATCCGCGCATCTTCAAGGGTCGGCGCGCTCGCCCGGGCATAGCGCCCGGTTCCGAGGAACAGAGCCACGTCGAAGCGAACGGCTTGGGCGAGAACCGCCGCGTTGGCGGCGTCGGCGGGGTGAACTTTGCGGCGTTTCATGAGCGATCTCCGTGGGTTACGGGACCGCAGACAGCCTCGACACACAAGCCGGAGCAACTCCTAAGTCGCTCTCATCGCTCAGTATTTTCGATTGGGAGCGCAGCCCATGGGTCTGTCGCGGAGGGCCTATGCGCGCCATCGCGGCGTCTCCGACATGGCGGTTCGAAAGGCTCTTCGCTTGGGCCGGATCACTGTTGAGGACGACGGCACGATCGATCCTGCGAAGGCGGATCGCGCCTGGGGATCGAGCTCCGATCCCGCGCAGGTTCGCCCTGTCGCAAAACCGCCTCCGGCGCCACGAGGCACGCCGCGTCCGGTGCCGATGGCGGCGGTTGAAGCCGTCCGCGAAACCCTGCGCGAAAGCGGCGAGCCCGCGCCTGCCGCCGGCAACATGACTTTCGTCCAGGCGCGCACCGCCAACGAGGTGATCAAGGCGCAGGAGCGCCGCATCCGTCTTGGCAAGCTCAAGGGCGATCTCGTCGATCGCTCCCGCGCGGTCTCAACGGTGTTTGCGTTGGCGAGGCGCGAACGCGACGCCTGGGTGCAATGGCCGGCGCGCGCCGCGGCCCTGATCGCCGCCGAACTGCAGATCGATCCTCACCGCATGAGCCAAGTTCTCGAAGCCCATGTCCGACGCCATCTCGCAGAACTCAGCGAAATCGGCCCAGAACTCCAGCACACGCTTCGATGAAGGCTTCGACGGGCGCGCGGAGATCATCGCCGCCTGGAACCGCGGCCTTGCGCCCGATCCGGCGCTGACGGTCTCGGCCTGGGCGGATCGCTATCGCTTCCTGTCCTCGCGCGCCTCGTCCGAGGCGGGCCGCTATCGAACCGACCGGACGCCCTACATGCGCGGCGTCATGGATGCGCTCTCGCCCGGCAGTTCGGCCCGGCGGATCGTGTTCATGAAAGCGGCGCAGGTTGGCGCGACGGAGGCCGGCAACAACTGGATCGGCTATTGCATCCATCAAGCGCCGGGTCCGTTCCTCGGCGTTCAGCCGACGACCGATCTCGCAAAGCGCCCGTCACAACAGCGCATCGAGCCGCTGATCGACGAAAGCCCTGAATTGCGGGCGCTGATCCTGCCGTCGCGCTCGCGCGATAGTGGCAACACGGTGCTCGCCAAGAAATTCGCAGGCGGGCAGCTTGTGCTGACCGGCGCCAATTCTGCTGTCGGCCTGCGCTCGATGCCCGCGCGTTATGTCTTCCTCGACGAGGTGGACGCCTATGAGGGCGATGTGGATGGCGAAGGCGATCCAGTCGCGCTCGCCATCGCCCGCACGCGCACCTTCGGCCATCGCGCCAAGGTGTTTCTGGTCTCGACGCCGACGATCAAGGGTCTGTCGCGGATCGAACGCGAGTTCGAAGCGAGCGATCAGCGCCGGTTCTTCGTGCCGTGTCCGCATTGCCGTCAAATGCAATGGCTAAAGTTCGAGCGTCTCAAGTGGACCAGCGGCGAGCCGACGAGCGCTGCCTATCACTGCGAGGGCTGCGATCAGCCGATCGCGGAACACCACAAAACGGCGATGCTATCGGCGGGCGAATGGCGCGCCACGGCGACGCCGGCCGATCCGCATTGCGTGGGCTTCCATATCTCAGGGCTCTATTCGCCCGTGGGCTGGCTCGGCTGGGCCGATATCGCCCGCGAATGGGAAGCCGCCCAGGGCGATGATGCGGCGCTCAAGGCCGCAAAAAACACGCTGCTTGGCGAGACATGGCAGGAACGCGGCGAAGCGCCGGACTGGCAGCGCCTCTACGAGCGGCGGGAAGATTTCGCGCCGATGGTGCCAGGGTGTGGCCTGATCCTCACCGCAGGCGCCGACGTTCAGCACGATCGGATCGAGGTCGATATCTGGGCGTGGGGCCGAAGGCTCACCAGCGCGCTCGTCGAACACATCGTGCTCGAAGGCGACACGTCCCGCGAGGAGGTCTGGGGAAAGCTGACGGCGCTGCTCGGCCAGACGTGGCGTCACGAGAACGGAGCACGGATGCGGATCGCGCGGCTTGCGATCGACTCGGGCGATGGGCGCAACACCGCCGCCGTCTATAGCTGGGTGCGGCGCGTCGGCGTCGGCCAGGCGCTTGCGATCAAGGGTGTCGATGGCTTCGACCGGTCCACTCCGGTGGATGGCCCGACCTATGTCGATGTCAACGAGCATGGCCGCACGATCCGGCGTGGTGTGAAACTCTGGAAGGTTTCGGTCGCCGTCTTCAAGTCGGAGACCTATCGCTTCCTGCGGCTTGACCGCCCGACCGATGAAGAACTCGCCGCAGACATGCCCTTTCCGGACGGTTTCGTGCATCTGCCGAAGAGCGTGACCGCCGAATGGGTGAAGCAGCTCGTCGCCGAGCAGCTGGTGACGGTGCGCGACCGGCGCGGCTTCTCGAAACTCGAATGGCGGCAGATGCGCGAACGCAACGAGGCGCTGGATTGCCGGGTCTATGCCCGCGCCGCCGCATGGCTGCTCGAGATCGACCGGTTCGACGACGCCAAGTTCGAAACGCTCGAAGAAGAGCTTCGGGTCGCAGCCGAGGACGAAGCGCGGCCCGTCGATCAGCGCGGCCTCACGCCTACGACTGCGCCCGTGCGCCGCTCCGACTGGCTCGGACGGCGCGACAAATGGTTCTAACTTTTCGCGGGACTTCAGATGCCCTGGACGACCGACGAACTCGATGCGCTGAAGCGCGCCTATGCCAGCGGCACGCTTCGGGTCAGCTGTGACGGCAAGACGGTTGAGTATGGCTCGGCGGACGACCTCTTGAAGCGCATCCGCACCATCGAGACCGAGATCACGGTATCCTCCGGCGTATCGCGCCCAATCGCGGGCCATGCCGGGTTCGGACGGGGCGACCGGTGAGCCAGATCACATTCCTCGACCGGATGGTGGCGTGGGCCGCGCCCGAGGCAGGCGTGAGACGCGCACGCGCGCGACGCAGTTTCGAGGCGCTGAGCGCCAAGAACGGCTATGCCCGTGGCTATGACGGCGCGGCCAAGGGACGGCGCACCGACGGATGGAAGGCGGCGGGAACATCGGCAGATGCCGAGATTGCGGCCGCCAGCGGCCTTTTGCGAGACCGCATGCGCGATCTCACCCGCAACAATCCGCACGCCGCGAAGGCCGTGTCCGTGCTGGTCAACAACATCGTCGGCAGCGGCATCATTCCGCGCGCTGCGACGGGTGACGCCAGGCTCGACGAGACGGTGGACCGGCTCTGGACCGAGTGGACCGCCGCCTGCGACGCCGATGGCCAACTCGACATCTTCGGGCTGCAGACCCTCGCCGTGCGGGAAATGATCGAGGCTGGCGAGGTGCTGATCCGCCGCCACCTGCGACGTCTCAGCGATGGTCTCGCCGTTCCGCTCCAGGTCCAGATCATCGAGGCCGATCTGCTGGACAACATCCGCAACGGCGATCTCGCCGATGGCGGGCGGTTGCTTCAGGGCATCGAGTTCGATCCCTTGGGCCGTCGCCGCGCCTATTGGCTCCATGCCCAGCATCCGGGCGATGCTGTCGTCACCATGCGCCGACGTCTGGAGAGTCTCGCCATCCCGGCGAGCGAGGTGCTGCATCTCTACGAGAAGCAACGCACGCAGGTTCGCGGTGTTCCATGGGGCACGCCGGTGATGCGGGCGCTGCGCGATCTCGATGACTGGACTCAGGCAGAACTGGTCCGCAAGAAGACGGAAGCCTGTGTCGTCGGCATCGTGCTTGGCGCAGATGAAGCCGATCAGGGCATCACCCCGTCTGTGGTCGACGCCGATGGCAACCGCGTCGAGCAGTTCGAGCCCGGGCTGATCGCCTATGCGCGCGGCGGAAAGGACATCCGCTTCAATCAGCCCGCGACGACGGCGGGCGTTGGCGAGTGGCTCCGCGCGCAGCTTCACATCGTGGCGGCGGGATTCCGCATGCCCTACGAGCTGCTGACCGGCGATCTCAGTCAGGTGAACTATTCGTCGATCCGCGCGGGGCTCGTGGAGTTTCGTCGCCTGATCGACGCCGTCCAATGGCAGATCGTCATCCCGGTTCTCTGCCAGCCCATATGGGTCTGGTTCTGTCAGGCCGCATGGGCTGCCGGGAAACTACCGCGGAGCGCAGACAAATTCATGCAGTCTGCGCAAAAGCCCGAAGGCTGCATCGCGGTCGAATGGTCGCCGCCGCGCTTCGAAGCCGTGGACCCGCTGAAGGACGCGATGGCCGATCTTCTGGCGCTGCGCTCGGGCACCATGTCGCTGGCGCAGGCCATCGCCCGTCAGGGCCACAACCCCGACGCGGTGCTCGCCGAGATCGCCGCGATGAACGCCAAAATCGACGCCCTCGGGCTCATTCTCGACAGCGATCCGCGGCGCGTGACGAAGACCGGCGTGATGCAGGCTGACGCCACCGGCCAACCCGACAATCCCGACACCTGAGCTTTCGCAACATGAACCGACATATCATTCTGCCACCGCTGACGCGGGCGGCGGACCTGCTGCCTGCGTCGATCGATGCGGCCGAGCGCACCGTCGAGGTGGTCTGGTCTACGGGTGCCCGCGTGCGCCGCAATCTGTTCTTTGGCGATCCCTTCGACGAGGAACAGGCGATGGAGCCGCGCGCCGTTCGTCTCGATCGGCTGAACGCGGGAGCACCCCTCCTGAAGGTGCATGACGCCTCTGCGCTCGACAGCGTCATCGGTTCGGTCGTGCCGGGCAGCGCCCGCATCGAGAACGGACGCGGCATCGCCCGTGTCCGCTTCTCCGACCGGGACGAGGTCGAACCGCTCTGGAAGGACGTCGAGGCCGGGCACATCCGTGCGGTCTCGATCGGCTACCAGGTCCACCGCTTCGAAGTGTCGAGGCAGGCAGGCGCGCCCGAGCTCTGGCGCGCGGTCGACTGGACGCCCTTCGAGATTTCCGCAGTGCCCATCGGCGCCGATCCGGCAGCGGGCTTCCGGTCGCTCGATGTCCCGGCCGGAACACCACTCAACCGCTGCCGGATCGAGCGGATCGACATGCCGAACATCGCATCCACGCCAACCCGTTCTTCATCCGATCAACCCAAGGAGCCTCCCGCCATGGACGAGACCGACAACCACGATAACGCGCCCGAGGACGCCGCCGGCGCGGTGGCCGTACGCAGCCCGGACAAGGTGACGCAGGCCGATACGGAATCGATCGCCGCCCGGGCGCGGGATGCCGAGCGGGACCGTGTCGCCACCATCTACGATCTCGCCGGGCGGCTCTCGCTGGAACGCAGCTTCGCCGACGATCTCGTCAAGCGCGGTGTCGCGCTGGATGCGGCCCGCACCGCCATTCTCGACAAGGTCGCGACGGACGCCGACAAGGTCCGAACCTCCTCGTCGGTCAGCGTTCCGCTGGGCGGGCGCGATGAACGCGGCACGCGGCGTGAGGCCGTCGCCAATGCGCTCCTCCATCGCTATGCGCCGACCCTGTTCCCGCTGACCGAGCCGGCACGCGAGTATCGCGGCATGTCGCTGCTCGAACTTGCGCGTGAGCAGCTGAGCTCGGCCGGCGTCAATGTGCGGGGCTTCTCGCGCGACGAGATCGCAACGCGTGCGCTGCATTCGACCTCGGACTTTCCCGAGATCCTGTCGGCCGTCACCAACAAGACGCTGCGACAGGCCTACGAGGCCTATCCGCGCACCTTCATGCCCTTCTGTCGTCAGGTGCTGGCGACCGATTTCAAGGCGATGAACCGCGTGCAGCTGGGTGAGGCGCCGCAGCTGCTCGAGGTCAACGAGAGCGGCGAGTTCAAACGCGGCACACTCGGCGAGAGCAAGGAGAGCTATCGCGTCAAGACCTATGGCCGGGTCGTTGCCATCACGCGACAGGTGCTGATCAATGACGATCTCGATGCCTTCACCCGTATTCCGGCGATGTATGGCAATTCCATCGCCCAGCTGGAAAGCGATGTGGTCTGGGGCATCGTCACGGTGAACCCGGCCATGGCGGACGGGAGCGCGCTGTTCCACACCACACACAAGAACCTTGCCGCGACCGGCACGGCACTGGATGTGGCGACCGTCGGCGCGGCGCGCGCGGCGATGGCGCTGCAGACCGGTCTCGACAAGAAGACGGTCCTGAACAT